AAAAACCGAGTGTACACTTCGATTTCAGGACATGCAAGTCCTGCAAGAAAGGAGAATGATGGAAGAGCAATATTTAGCGAACTATCCGTATCGCAACAAACCCTTCGCACATCAGCAAGCGTACCTTGAGCGGTTCTGGCGCAAGCCTCTCGCAGCGCTCTTTGCTGACATGGGCACAGGCAAAAGTTATATGTTAATCAATAACTTAGCGATGCTCTACGACAATGGCGAAGTCAACGCTGCGGTGATCGTAGCGCCCAAAGGCGTCTACAGAAACTGGATCGATATAGAAATCCCAAAGCACATGCCAGCGCACGTGGTTTACCGCGCAGCACTGTGGACGCCCTCACCGCGCAAGGCTGAGAAGGCTGCACTGGATTCCATTTTTGAAGTCACTGAAGACTTAAAAATTCTCGTGATGAATGTTGAAGCGTTCTCAACGGACAAGGGCAAGCTCTTTGCACAGCGCTTTATCTTGTCGCACACGGTGCTGATGGCGATCGATGAAAGCACAACTATCAAAACGCATACCGCTGCAAGGACCAAGAACATTACAAAAGCTGGAAGGCTTGCTCGCTTTCGCCGGATTATGACCGGATCGCCTGTGACCAAGACGCCGATGGACTTGTTCTCGCAGTGCAACTTCCTGTCTGCCGATTGCCTGGGCACGGACAGTTTCTACGCGTTCCAATCGCGCTTTGCCGTGGTGATTGAGCGCCGTGTTGCAACGCACGCTTTTAAGCAGGTGGTTGGATATCAGCGGCTCGATGAACTGCAAAAGCTTGTTAGTCGCTTTAGCTTCAGAGTCACCAAGGAAGAGTGCCTTGATCTGCCTGAGAAGCTTTTTGTGCGGCGCGATGTTGATCTGACCGATGAGCAGGCGCTTGCCTACAACCAGATGAAAGCCATGGCGCTTGCACAGTTCTCCACAGGCACGGTGTCCACGGTCAATGCGCTCACGCAACTGATGCGACTGCACCAGATCGTATGCGGTTTCGTGAAGCTTGATGATGGCACCATACAAGAATTGCCTAATAACCGCATTCAAGAGCTGCTCAACGTCATCGAAGAAACAAGCGGCAAGGTCATCATTTGGGCGACCTATCGACACAACATCGAGGCCATTCATCTTGCACTGCAAAAGGCGTATGGCATGGATTCGGTGGGCGTTTACTACGGCGACACAAAGCTTGATGAGCGCCAGCGCGTGATTGAAAAGTTCCAGGATCCAAGCTCCCCGATGCGATTCTTTGTGGGTAACCCGCAGACGGGCGGCTACGGGATCACGCTCACAGCGGCAAGTGTCGTTGTCTATTACAGCAACAGTTTCGATTTGGAAAAACGATTGCAGTCCGAGGACCGTGCTCACCGGATAGGTCAGGTTAACAAGGTGACTTACGTTGATTTGATCTCGCCCAAGACGATTGATGAGAAGATTGTCAAGGCCTTGCGCGATAAGATTGACATAGCAACCCAAGTCCTTGGTGAGGAACTTAAACAATGGCTCATCTGATTCCAATCCGCGAGAAGTATCACTATGAAAAGCTTGCCCGTCATGACGGCGAAGGCGGTCGCACGTATGGTGATCAAAAGTTACCCAGCGTGACCCGCATCCTTGAGTCAACCAGGGACAAAGCCAAGATTGACGAGTGGGTGCAGCGGGTTGGCAAAGAGGAGGCCGAGCGCATCAAGACGACCGCCGCCACGATCGGCACGCACATGCACAGCGTGATTGAGCACATGATTGCGGGGCAGGATCTGCCTGCGCCTTACACGCGGGAAGCGATCAAGGGCTACGAGATGGGCTATCGCCTGATCAGCGAGCAGTTTTCGCATATCACAGAGGTATGGGGCTCGGAGGTTACGCTGTATATTCCGAATCGCTATGCAGGGACCACGGACATGGTGGGCTTGTACAAAGGGAAGCCTGCGATCATTGACTTTAAGCAGTCCAATAAACCGAAGCGTCATGAATGGATCACGGACTACTTCCACCAATTGTCCGCTTACGCGCTAGCGCACGACTACCAGTTTGGCACCGAGATTGAGATGGGTGTGGTGATGATGGCCATGCAATCCGGTGGTACGCAGGTATTCACGACCACCGGACGGGAGTTTAGCCAATACAAGACAGGCTGGCTTGAGCGGGTAGAGGGGTTCTATCGTAACACTGCGTCAAAGGGGAAAAGCTGACGCAGCATGTCACGCGCCTGTGGACTGGGCTGACCTCCAGGAGCCCGCGCTTGAGGACGTCCGGGCTGTTGAGCCGGGGCGAATGAGCCAAGAAGCCCGCGTGAAGGCGGCGCTGGCGGGAGCTTCTTAAGCAAACGCTCTGCCGTGCGCTCGGCAACCGTTGGAGGCCTGGGAGCAGGCTGCTCTTCTTCCTCAGCAGCAGTCAATCCAGCGTTGATCAAATAGCCTCTGGCAAATTGAGCAAACTTAATCTTCTCAGCTTCTGTTCTGTTTTTTTGCAGCAGCCTGACCATGAATGCGGGATCTCTCGCAGCCTGTTCTAACAATGCACGAACGCTTTCATTGGGCATGCGATCAAACATGTCTCGCATCATTCTGGAACCCGCTGAGGCGGCAATTAAAGTTGATCCGCCCTCTGCTGCACCAGCGCCAATCCTGGCACCAACAACGCGCAAAAAGAGGTCCTCTATCGCATCAGAAGTCTCAAGCACGCGCTCAAGAATTTGTTTGTTTTGCGTAACAGCTTCGATACGTGACAACTCGCCTGTCAACTTTTTGATGTTAGACAATTCACCACGATCCATGACCCCGGTGTCAACCAGGATGTCGGCTAACGAGGGCCTACCTGTTGAAGCTGGAGCAAAAAAGGCATCGTTATATGCTTGGAAGCTTAACTTGTCGCCGCCAGCTTTTGTGTAAGCATAATCATAAATAGCCGACTTAAGCGCATCAGTAAGGTCTCGGCTTTCACCTTTCGACATTCCCGTACGAGCTGCTTGAGCCAAGCGCCGCATGCTCAACGCAGGATTCTGGCTATTAATAGCGTCGGCCACGGCCTCAGAGGGATTCTCACCAAGAAACTTGGCAAAAGCGACCTGCTTATCAATCTTCTTGGATATTGCCGAGTTTTGCTTGGTAATCAGATCCAACGAGTTCTGCGCGCGAATGCCATTTTCTAGGTCATAACGCAGCCCTGGGATGTCGTTAACAAGCGCCTCGTTTTCGTTCATCCAACGCGACAACCGCGAGGTGTTCAAACGCTTGGTCTGCGGATCAATGGACGCCGCTGCTGCCAGACGCGTGGCGCGATCCACAGCGTCAGCAGTTGAAACTGCACGGGGACCTGCTCTGTTAACTGCGTCCTCAAGAAGCAGGGCCCTTGGATCGTTAGGCCCGAAGTCTGCAACATATTGACTGTGCAGGCGAGGCAGTAAATTAACAGCGTCTTGAATCTGCCTCATGCGTTCATTAATGATATCCGCATTACCGCTAAAGGCCCGTGAAACAAGGACCTCGGGAATGATACGGTCCGCCCCCGTTCTTGTTACAGCCCTCATGTCCCCGGCAAAAGTGCGTGTATAGGCGTCATTTACTTCTTTGGAAAAAGCACGCGCAGTGTCATAGGCAGGATTAGGTACTTGATCCATGTCATCCAGCAGCGCCTCGGAGAACTTGGAGTAGTAGGCATAGTTAGCGCGCTCGCCTCTTGCCTCAGCGTCCATGGCCAAGCGCAACATGTCGCGACGTGCATTGACGAGATCGCCCACGTTGATCGCGCCACGGCGAACAAAATCCTTACCGGCTGCGATAAGTTCTTTTTCTGTGTCGACGACCTGACTCTTCATGCCTGCGTAGGACAGGTCCCCTTTCTTAATGGTCGAGAACTGGCGCTTGAGAGTTTGATAAGCGTCGAAGAGATCAGGGTTAGCCTCCTGACCAAATTTCATCAGCTGATCTGGCGTCAGGTTTTTGACATTCTGTGCTTTAGATAGCCTTCCGTAGATATCCTTAATGATCGCCGGGAACTCACGGTTGTAATACTCGGGCGACATTTCAGACCGAATTGTCTCGAACTGTTTCGTAAAGTTGTTGGCAACAACGGCCTGCCCGTCAGTCAAACGCGCGACAGCAGCGCGAATTTGCGCTTTACTTGCTCCCTGTTTTCGCATAGCTGCCACGGTCTCATTGACTTGGGCTTGGATGGCCTTAGGAACCTCTAACCAAAGAGCATGTTCGGCCTCTCGGACGTCTTTTAATGAATCATCTACACTGCCTCGAATGATCAGCCCTAGTTCCCTACGGTTAGCTGGGCTGTCTTTAGTGATACCTGCGATTGCTATAGCCGATCGAGCGTCCGCGTTAGCTAAGCGACCTTCAAGAAGATTCCTAAAATACTGATTTCTCAGTTGAGCAGCTTCTTGCAATAGGGTCGGATCGCCTGTTTTGTTGAGGGCGTTAATTAAGCCGATGATATTCGCCTGAGCCTTGGCGCTTTGATCTGCAATCTTGCCTCCAAAGACATCGTTCTGACGAGCCAAAGACGTCTCAAGGACCATTAATGGGATGTCGCCAGTCTTTTGGGCTGACGTTAACCCAGGAACAATTCCAGGTTCTTGCAGTGCTTTGATCAGACGCGGCAAGTACTCATCGTTATACTTCACGGCCCATGCATTAGGGTCCGTTTTAAGCAATTCGGGCTCAAACTGTTCCTGAAGGATACCTGACAAGCGCTCCGCAGCACGACTTTCTCGTTGTGCTCCCGAAAACCGAGAAATAAAATTGCGAATCAGGTTTACACCCGGCACTGCTACAGCATTAACAAGATTAGGGATGGATATCAGGCCTCCAAGAACTTCTCCTGTCAGCCTTGGTCCTGCCTCACCTGGATACAATTCTTCTGCAACACCTGCGCCTACGCCAGAACTAATCGCTGCTGAGGACTCTGCGGTTGCGTAGAGAATAGGGTGTCTTTTAGCAAAGTCTCCGATCTTACCCAGAAAGTCTAGGACTCTAACGCCAGTGTTGGGATTGATGGTGTAACCAAGCGGCAGAAAAGCAAGACCGCCGCCCGTGGTTTTGCCAGCTTCGCGAAAAGGTTTAAGCGTCGGGTCCGTTTGTTCATCGTAAAGCCTCTTGGCTAAAGGATCTCCGACCATACTTCCTGAAATCATTCCAAGAAGGCCGCCTCCTAATGTCCCAACGACAGTAGTTCCGGGTTGCCCAACGGGCACGCGAGAACTAAGTTGAAATCCCGTTCTTGCTCCACCATAAGCACCGGCGGCGGCAGGCGTCTGCTCGACAAGGCCCTGCACAAGACCTTTAGCGTATTCGGAAGCGGCATCAGAAAACTCGGCGGGTTGTTTAATTAAATCGCCAATATCCCCTCTGAACTGAATCTCTCTGGCAGAAGGCTCTCTTCCACTCAAGCTGGGCGGAAGCGGAACGGGTTTTTCGCCTTCACGTAAAATCAAGTCACTGATGTCATCGGCCATCACTACTTCCTTTGCTCAATTCTTCCCGTAGGCAGATACAAAAACCAGGATCCAGGGGGGAGTGCCATGACTTCCTCTCTGGTTGAGGCGCGGTTCTTAATCAAAGTCGATCGAACCTCACGGATATTTTGTAGGTCTTTTTGTGCCCTTTTCCTGTTTTCGCTTCCAACAGGCTCGTTGCTTGTTAATGTCAGCGCTGCTTCTTCGTAATTTGCTAAGGTAGCGTCAACGGCTGCGAGTCTTGCAAGGTAATCTTTTTGGTTATCAATGAATGAAGGTAATAACGCAATGCGCTCTTCCAACTGATTTTTTACCTTTTGGCCCAATATATCCGTGGTATTTAAAGTAGCCACGAGCCGTGGGTAGGTGTTTTCAATGTATGTTTTGGCGCTTGATGAATCGGTTTCAACCATCCCACCAACAACCGGAACTCTTGAAACCGCAGAAGACACCACAGCTTTTGGCCCTGTAGCTATGCCAGCAATATCAGCAAAACTAAGCTCTGCAAGAGCTGGTTTTGCGGTTTTAACTGGTGTTGCCGCTGCTTGAGGCGCGGCGCCTGGAGCAGTTGCTTGAGGCGCAGCAGGAGCAGGCGCAGTAGCTCCGGTAGTTACAGGCGCAGTTGTGCTGGGGGTCGTGGTTGCAGCAGGCGCTTGAGCCGTGGGCCTTGATCCAAGGGCCTTGGCTCGAGCGTTAATAGCCTGTGCGATGTAATCAGGCATCTGAGCCCTGGGTAGGGTTCTTTCAACCATTCTATCCGTATCAGGATCTCTGTATCGTTCAACAATAGGGGGCTGCTGATACTTCTGATTGATTGAAAGCTCCAATGCTGCAATGCTCGGGTCTGTCAACGGCACTCCAGACGCATAAGCATTGACCAATTCCATGTTTGACAAAAGAGCATTCTGACGAGCAGGTGTTAAACCCGCAGCCTTAGCCTTTTCTGCGGCATCCGCTGCACGCCTCGTTTCTCTGATATTGGCAACAGCTTCTGCGGTCTCGCCCCTGAAGATATCGCGACCAATCTGTGCCTTAAGTGCCTCGCGCTTAAGGTCTGCGGCGCGCTCTGATTCACGTTCTTTCTCAGCCGCTTGAAGACCCAGCAACTTAATCTGCTGCGTCATCTTTTCTGCTTCCGAAGCACGCGCACCAATCTGCGCCGGAAGCTGGCTGGCAGCGCCCGCAATACGAGACGCAAGAGAGCCCCGCATCGGCTGCCCTGTGCGTGGATCCACATTTCCGGCCAATGCAAGTCCTGCTCCTGCAATGTCAAAAAGCATCTGCGCCTGAGTCAAGCTCTTGTCTTGCCCAAGCAGCCCTTGATAAAGCTTGGTTGCATCTGCAATCCGCGTTTCCATGGTCCGCGTAGAGGGCTTAGTGGGTGCAAGAGTTGCAAGCAAAGCATTCTTTGCCGCTTCACGTTGTGCGGGGTTTAACAGGCGGGACGAAATGCCGACGTCTGCTGCTGCCGTACTTGCAGATGGTTGGCTGTCTTCGGCTTCGACACCATCTTCATCGGAGCCTACTTGAAAATTTTGGACTACAGGCCCTCCTCTGGCCATGCCCATGGGCAGTGAGCCAATGCCCGCTGCTTCTGGAGGCGGAGGAGCGGCCCCTGGAGGCATGCCTGGACCGGCAGGCCCAGCCATTGGCGGTGGCGGGGGAGGAGGACCGGCAGGCCCAGCCATTGGCGGGGGTGCAGCTCCAGGGGCCATGGCCGGTAAGGCAGCGATGCCTTGCTGCTCGGCAGCTAACACAGGCTGCAAGAGCGCAAGCACTTCAGGGGGCGTTTGCTGGGCAGCGTCGTAGCCGACCATATCAGCAAGCTCCTCGAACCGCGCGTCAATCGAGCGCACATCGCCGCGAAGATTGTTCATCAGGATCTCAGGCGAGTCAGGCCGACGATCCATGAGCTTGGCCATGTCGGACTCATCCTCGTCCTTGCCCATGTCATCATCTTCGCCCATCAAAATGGACATAATCCCGACCTCGTCGGGATCCATCTTGCCGCCCTTAAACATGGGTCGGTCCAATACTTTTGACTTCATCGCGGCTCCTTAGCCAAAAAGTCCTGCGCGTTGTGCGCCTGAAGCAGCACCAAGTCCTGCAATCCCAAGGCCCAAGGCTGTCTGCAAGGGGCTAGCGCTGGGTGCAGTCTGCGAGGTCAACGCCATCTGCGTGGTCGGTGCGCCTCGGTAGATGTCCGATACAAAGCCCAACTGCTGGAAGGGCATCATCGCTTCTTGCGTTTGCGTAGCGCGAATCGCATCGAGTTGCGCCTGGGCGTTTTGCTGCTCAAGACCACCGATGCCTGCCATGAGCTGCACGTCTGCCGCTCCAAGGCCCTGCATCGTCTGGCCCAATGCGCCCTGCTGCACACCGAGCTGACCCATCTGTCCGCCAAGACTGCCAAGCATCCCTGCACGCTGCATCTCAAGTCCGGCCTGCTGTCCAGCAAGACCGCCGATGCCTTGGCCAAGCTGGCCGTACAGGCCAGCTTCTTGCCCTGCCAGTTGTCCCTGAAGCGCGGTCCCTGCCTGACCAAGCTGTGCTGCCTGGAAAGCTTGCGCTGCGGACTGCCCTGCCAACTGGCCCTGGAGGCCTGCTTGTTGGGCGCGCAGCCCTGCTGCCTGCGTGCCTAACTGACCAAAAAGTCCTGCACGATTTAGTGCAGCTTGTTGTGCAGTATTGAAACCCTGTGATCGCAAGTTTGCCAACACACTGGCTTCGTTTCTTGCCAGCTCGCCTTCTAAGATAGCGCGTTGCACACCTTCACGCGTACCGCCAAAAGCACCTGACCGTGCGGCTTGACCAGCAAGTGCGGTGCGAGCCATCCGACCTTGGCGTTCTAGGTCATCCTGCGTGGCAGCGATAACGTCTTTTTCAAACGGGTTGTAGTAATCCTTATAGCCCTGCGCACCCAATGCGCCGATGCCTGCTTGAAGCGCGGCTGAACCAGCAGCCTCAATGCCTCCCGCGCCACGCATGGCAGCTTCTAATTGCTGCGTTGCACGACGCGTGTCGGCGGCAGAGTAACCTGCTGCCACATCGCCAAGACCACCTAGTCGGCTGATTGCGCCTAACGCACCTTGGAGGGCACCCTGCGCTGCGCCAAATTGCTTTGAGACGTCCAGGTTACCCAGTTGCTGGGCACCTTGTTGCGTGAGCCCCATGCCTTGGGTAATGGCCTGGGATCCGGCTTGCAGATAAGGCTCGTACGAACCAATGCCCTGGCGAGCAAGATCCGCAGCCTGGATTTGGCCGAGAGACAGGCCCGTTGCTTCAACCGCAGGCAAATTGATCGGCTGGCTGTAAAGCCTGCGTGCCTCATCCATCAGCCCTACTTTGAGGGCTTCAATTTCTGGGGCTTCGCGGGATACCTGGGTGGCGTAGGTCGTACTCATGCTGCTTTTCCTTCCAGCATCTTCATTAGCTTATACATCTTTTTAGCACCCTTGCGCCGTGAGCCTTGGCCCATGGCACGTACTGCTTTGGCCGTGAACACAAACTCGCCGTCTGAGAGCATCGCGGGAATAGAGTCCGACGTCCCGGTCCCTGGACCGTTGATCGCGCCGATCTTGCGAGGATAGGTCTTGCCGCCCACACGCATCGCTTGGGGCGTGTCCATCACACCACCGCCTTCAGCGTAGCCGGGAGGAGTCAGGTAGGTGCTGCCATAAGCCGTGGGACGCACGCCACCATACTGCAAGCCGTACATGCTTGGGTACATCCTAGCGAGCTGGAAGCCTGTGGGGCCCTTGAACAGGTCAGGCTTTTCAGCTTCCTTGGTCTTAAAGCCGCCCGACAGACCTAGTGCGCCAATGCCGAGAGCGGCAAGTGGACCGTAGGTAGACAGCATGCTGGGAGTGGCCATCTTTAGTGCTTGCGCGGATGCAAGACGGCTAAATTCTGGAGAACCATAGGATAAATCAGGTCGTAGGGCAGTAATGAGTTTCTCTGCATCAGGCATTGCCGTTTGAATCATTTCTGGCGTAACAACGCCCCGTCCTCCACCAAGTGCTTTAGGCATGATCTGATCATAAGCAGCACCGGCAGCCTTACCATATTCACCTTGTCGGATAAGGTCCATGACGCCTCCGCCACCCCCACCCCCACCGCTAGGGGCCCCTCGTATAGCAGCTTCAGAGCTTTGAGGAAAGCTTTGTCCCGGCGGAACGTCAATTGCCGTTTGATACAAACTGGGGGCACGTTCAATTGGAGCAGGCGGAACCATAGGCTGCGCAGGTATGGCCCTATCTGCTGGGGTGAGATCCCCAGGTAAAGGACTTACGCTAGACCTAGGAATGGGCTGCTGACTGATCTGTGATCCAAAAGGCCTTACTTCTGGAATGCCACTAGAGACTGATTCTTGAACTAATGGGGCTCCTGAAGCGTAATCAAAACCAGCAGGCTGCGCTAAAGAGGGGTTGGCTGTCAGGGCGTTTCCAGTTACCGCAGGATTTCCGATTAAATCAGACCGTGTCCCAATTTCAGGGAAAGGGGAGGCTAATTCAGGTTGACCGAAACCAAAGACGTTGGGGTTCTGTCCTCCCAGCACACGCGGTTCAAACGCTGAGGCTCCTCCACTGATGGCGGCTGTTGCACCACCAAGCAAAGCAGACATCGCTCCTGCTTTCAAAGCATCTTTGAGTTTGCCACCTGCGGCAAGCGTGGATCCCGCACCGCCAACAAAGCCACTAACTGCTGCCATGCCTGCGGTAGAGGTCACCCCTAAAAACGACGCTGCGGCAGGGCCAACAAAAAAGCCTAGCGCCGCACCGATGATGACTTTGCCTACCGTGCTCTTGGCAAACTTCTTGACTGCGTTGCCGATCTTTTTAAAGATACTGGCGTACTCAGGCAATCCCGTGTAAGGGTTAATCGTGCCCGAGCCGCCCATGCGCTTAAGCATTGCAGCTTCTTGCGGTGTGATGTGCGCAAGCATCGTGTCGCCATTGCGACCGTAAGCGGCAAGATCTGCCACCCCGCCCATGGCCATGGCCATCGGGGGCGGTGAGCCGGGATTCATGGCAATCGTGTCAATCGCCATGTTCAAAGCGGCAAAAAATGCCGGGTCAAACTGCTCAGGCAGCAGATCCTCGGGCATGCCCTCGGCAAGATAAGCGCGCCGTAAGCTGGCGTAATCCTGCGGTGCAGCAAGGATGGCGTCCACCATTGTATTGAGCTTGTTCAACTCATCGGGCGTGAGCTCAAGACCTGCGAGTTCTTGTTTGAACTCGGCCACGGCCTGGGGATCGGCTTGCTCGCCTGCTGCTAGGAACTCTTGAGTAATCTCTTGACGAGGCACGTTTTGGCGGATCTGCTCGATCAACGCCATGTCCTCGGGCCGCATCCCTGCACCTTGAGCTTCGGGGAGCGCCATTACGCCTTGCATTCGGCACCACATAAAACTCAGTCTCTGTGGCTGCGGACGGGATGACGTTCTTGCGAAGATATTTATTGGCCATGGCTACACCAAAGAAGATACATATGACATCGTGACGATGGCAGAGGGCGTTGCAGGACGCGTCGGAGAGGCTGCGGTGGGCAGTTGCTCAATCAATACCTGAACATCATCCGTATGCCACATAATTTCAACAAAGTCTCCTGGATCCATGTCCAAGAAGAAGTTAAGCGCGGCAATCAAATGGCCATCTATGCCACCGTGACTGTTAGGAACAGAAAAGCGGCTATTGCTGTTAGCGATGTTGGTGCCGTTCTTCCTAAACCATACATCCGTATCGTGGATCTGCGTATCGGTGTTGACAAACTGAAAGCTGAATTGCAGGTTATAAAGACCTGCATAGTCCACCGTAATCTTTGAGGGAAGATCACCTGTGATTGTGGTGCTTGTCACTTCTTGCGATGTGTTTACCGTGTAAGTGCCCGTGCCGCCGCTTCCTGTACCGTAGGCCGTGATCCGTGTTCCAGCGGTCACGCCCGTGCCTGTTAACTGCATGCCAAGTTCAATGGTTCCTGAAGTGACTGCTGTTACGTTAAGCACGGTCCCCGCGCCAGGGGGTGTCCCGTCATCAATCGTACCCGTGAAGACTGCCGTGCGTGAGCCAATGTAAACACCGTTGGTGTAGTCCGTCGTATCGAGCCTGACGGCATAAGCAGAAGTCGTGGATCCTGCTACTTGGTCCGTGCCGTCTTGGAATGCTCCGTAGGGCAGCAATACCCCTTGTGAACCTGACTGCCCTGCACGCCCAGGGCTTCCGTTAAACCAAGACTGCGCGCCTGAGATGTTTTGATCAGAGACGGATCCGTAGGTGCTGTTGAGCAGCAAAATAATCTGCTCAAGCGAGCGCACAAGCTGGTTGAACTGCTCCGCACTGTACTGCTGCGAAGCATTCGGGAGCCTGACGTTAAATATCTTACTCATCGCAACCCATCAGGCACGATGTCAACACGCATCGTGCCGTAGCGCCAGTTGCTATCGAGCTCATCACTTTCAATACGCAGGCTGATTTGCCTACCTCGCGCGCGGGTGTCTACCTTATTGGTGGTTGGCTCAATAACATACGGGTCCAAGGAACTGGGGTTAGCGGTCTCTTGGGGGTAGTAACGCAAAAGCAAATGCACTGTCAGATCCCCGACCTGATTCTTAAAGTCAGGAATGAACCGCTTCATGTACATCACTTGATCGCCATCGCCAATGTCAAAGTAACCTGACTTGATATAGGACGAAATAGGCGTTTGAATGACCGTTTGTGCATCAGCGTCGACGCCGTCAACCCCAACCTCTTGCAGGTAAATCACGCCTCGCCCTGCGGTCAATCCGTAGATTGTTCCATCAACAGGCGTCTGCGTGCTGTCAGGTAGGTATTCCGAAGCAACAGGGAAGTTGTACGTACCGATGTCATTCCACGCGGTACGAGGCATACTGCCCACGGACCAGACGTTTTCAAGGTAGTTGTAGGTTACAAAGCGATCAGGGAAAACAGCATCTTCTGAGCAATACCACCATGTGACTTCGTTGAACTGTGAGTTCACCCCGGCGTGGAACTTATTGGCTTCGCGAAAAGCAATGTCCTTGAACACGTAATCCTGAACCGTGCAGGCAAGCTTTTTGACCGTACCGTCAAAAGCATAAAAGGCATTGATGCCCATCCAATAAGCCACACCGTTGACATCCACCGCAGCGTGAGGCCCTGCACAATCGCAGTTAGCACCCAGTTGTTGGAAACTAAAGGTATACGGAGGTCCAACGTATTGCATGCCGTGCAAAGCACCGTTGGTGAAGATTAGGATTTGGCCTCGTGAACGGATCGCACTGATGATGAACGTACCGTCTGTCAGGCGCTGACCGCCTGCTGTATTCGTAGCGGATTCAACAAAGCTATTGATGTCCTCTTGGTTGGAAAATCGCACAAACATGGGATCGGTACTGCTTGGCGTCCCGATCGTGGTCTCCGTGCCAAAACAAACCAAGTGCCGATCAGGCGTAGACACCAGCGCAAACGTGCTCTTGGTCGGTGCGCCACTGATCACCGTGGCACGCGAACTCAAGGTGCTCGCGTCGTAAAGGTAGATGCCTCCCTGAACAAGCTGGCAGATAACGTCTTCACCGAAATTATCGAACTGCCATACGCGGGAGGTTAGGGCAAGCGATGCTGACGCTGGACGTGGCGTGCCATAAGTTGAAAGGTCCCAGGTTCCCGTGCCCCAGCCAAGGTCTTGATAGGAAGCGGTTGAACCGACATTGATTTGATAAGCACCGACCACGGCACCACCACCATTGCCTGAGTCGCTGCTGTTAGCGGTGACACCGACCTGGATGGTGTAGGTGTTGGGATCAGGCACGGAAAGAATTTCAAACTGCGCGTTCAAATAAGCTGCGGTGACGTTGCCACCCAGACTGACTGCGCCGCTAAACGTGACAAAGTCACCGATAATGGCACCATGCGCGGTATCCGTAACGGTCACAGTATTGCTGCCGTTGGTCGCAGCAAAGGTCACATCACCGGCTGCGGTAGTGACACGCAGGGGTGTAATGTCATACCAATTGCCGCCGTAGAAGGTATAAAGCTTGCGGTTGGTTCCTACAATTAAACGTGGAAGACCAGCTAAATCGTTCCAGGTCAAAACATCACTGGGAAGGCCAATGAGGTAGTCAGGAAGTTCATTGAACCACGCCCAACCGCCCAGCTTCTCGGGCAAACCATAGCGGAAACGGATGTAATCGCCATCGATCCATCCGCCCTCAGCACCGTATTCCGTGTTTTGTTTGTCAATTCCTGGCTTGAGGAATAATCGTAGCAATGGCATTACTTAATTGGACCCCCGACCAGCCATGCGTCGCAGGTTCTCGCTCCGGCGCATTTGAAATGAAAGAGTTCACAATAGCCCAAGTTAGATCGTTTAACGACATCTTTCTCAAGCTCCATGCCCGTTTCCCGGGCGTCTTCGGCGTGAATGCCTTTTTCAATGCAGGCCAGCATCGCTGGGGTCTGGATAAACGCAGCGCAATTACCGCACCGCGCTGTTTGGGCATCTTCAATCGAAATGCCCCACATCTTAGCCTTCTTATCCCAAAAGTCCTTGGACGGTTCTTCAGGGTTCAAGGGCCCATAACCATACTCTTTGATGGCGTTGTTACGGTTTTTCAGATTAACGTGGATGTCAACGGTTGCAACGGGACACGCAGCCATGCCGCCTTTGGCATACGATTGTTTGATTGCTTCGCCAATGGCCTTCTTCTGCACCGCCATGTTTCACCTCATCAATGCAGCTTCTGCCGCACGGCGACGGGTAAGGCCGGGAAGGACTCGACCGGCAGCTTTATTCCAGAGCATACATTGGTCTGCTGCACCATCCCAATCCCCCGCATCAATACGTTTCTTGAACGTGGAAACCCGATAGTTCCCTAAGCCACAATTGTAAGCCCAGCTTGTCACGGCGGCAATGCGTCTTGGTAATGCAGTCTGAAGTTTGGGGGACATCTTAAAAAGCCCCCTGACAAAGTATTCAACGTGATGATCCAGCGCATCTTCACACTGCTCAATCGTCCAGATCGTGCCGGGATTAATCTCAGGGCCGGTTGCACCCCAGCCGATTGTCCAAGGATGCCCACGGGTTCCGGGGTCGGGATAAGCCGTTACACGTCCGTCAGGCAAACGCTTTGCCAAGCCTTCAAAGGGCTTAATCAATACATCCTTGCAAAGCTTTTTGGCTTCATTCACTGGACTTCTCTTTGATCAATCGGTTGACGTGTTCCCAAAGAGCATGGATCTGCCTATCGTGGTCCTTCTCCAGGTAATCAAGCCGAGTCTTAATGGTTACGGCGTAAACAGCCACACCAACAAGCGCAACCCCTAAGAACCAAACCCTTGCGAGGGAATCGATCAAGGCTTCCACGACTACCCACCTTTGTTGTACTTCTCAATAGACCGTCCTACAAACCAGAACGTAAGCATCATGTTCAGCATGGCGAAGTCATCTTCGTCGTAACTCTTGGTTAAGACCTCAGCCCAGTTTGCATTGGTCTGAAAAGCTATGGTTAGGCCAGCAGCTTTAACAGCAACATAAACCCCAAAAGCAATCCAAGTGAGGCCAGGACGGGTGATAGCAGTGATAAAAGAAGCCAGCCAACCTGCCTCCTTTGCAGTCTGAGCCTGCTCTTTAAATGCCTCTTTGATCGTATCCATCTGTTGGATAGAGTAGTCAACATACTTCTCCTCCATCTTAAATTCACCGCGCATCTTCTCCAGATCGGTCTGTAGCTGGAACATGCTGAGTTCATGCTGGCGTTCGTTCTTCTTGTCCAAGAACTTAAGAACTTCAGGAGCAAGCCGAAAGATGCCACCGAAGATGGAGCCGAGCAAACCACCACCAAGAAGCTCAAACATAATTACCCCTTAGCCGTTACGATGTCGGCACCCTTCTTGACTGTGACTTTGGAGCCTTCAACATCCACTTGCATGGGTGGCTCGGCACGATCAAGCTTGTCCAACCGAGTGATGAGATCCTTGATGACTTCAAACTCAGGCTTCTCTTGCTTAGGCGCAGTACCTGCAATCCCATTCAGCATTTGAATAAGTGCAGTAAGTGAAGCACCAAGAAGACCCATAACAGCAGCAATTTTTTCGCCTTCAAGGAATAACGATGCACCGACACCCACGAGCACGATCAGGAAGATATAAAGCAGCCCATCTTCGCCAATGGCTTTACCTGCTACTTCTTTGGCCGAATCTTGTGCTTTAAGCTCTTCAAGCCGAATCTTAGCCTGCGCTTTGAGTACGGCTAGCTCGTGGGTTTTC